AGAAGTCAATAAACAATTAGATGCAATAACAGATTATGTATTTGAAGTAATACAAAACTCCAACTTTAATCAAGAGATACATGAATGTTTTATGGATTTAGCTGTTGGTACTGGTTGTATGTTAGTAGAAGAAGGTGATGCAGTAAATCCAGTTAAATTTACATCAATACCTTTACCAAAGATTTGTTTAATGAATGGACCAGATGGTAGAATAGATACAGTCTATAGAACAAGAGTTTTGAAACCAGAACACATATCTGTTGTTTATCCTAAAGCTGTAATGCCAGAAAACTTTGATCCATTAAGAATGAAAAAAGATTGTACAATAATTGAAGTTGTTTACAGAGTTTATGAAGACAATGTAGAAAAATATAAATACTGCGTTGTTATGGAAGATACTAAATCAATTATCTTTGAAGAAATTTATAAAGGTGAAGGATCTAATCCATATTTAGTTTTTAGATGGAATAAAGCATCTGGTGAAGTTTATGGTAGAGGACCAATATTTAATGCAATGGGTGCTATTAAAACTTGTAACTTAACTATAGAACTTATTTTACAAAATGCACAGATGGCAGTATCTGGAGTATATACTTATGAAGATGATGGAGTTATTAATCCAGATAATATTTCTTTAGTGCCTGGATCTTTAATACCAGTAGCTCCAGGATCAAGAGGTTTGAATCCTATTCCTGCTGCATCTAACTTTGATGTAGCTCAATTAGTTTTACAAGACATGAGGCAGAATATTAAAAAAGCTTTATACATGGAAACTCTTGGAAGACCAGAAGGTACACCAATGACAGCAACAGAAGTTTCTGAAAGAATGGCAGATCTATCTAGACAGATAGGTTCTTCTTTTGGAAGACTACAATCAGAACTTATTCACCCATTATTAAAAAGAATAATTAGACTATTATCTAAACAAGGTAGAATAGAATTACCTAAAGTAAATGGTAGAGAAGTTAAAGTTGCAGCTAGATCACCATTAGCAAAAGCTCAACATATGCAAGACATTTCTGATGTTAACAGATTTAATGAAATTATAGCTGGTACATTTGGACCACAAATGATAAACGTAATTGTAAATCAAAATGAAACAGCAAAATATCTGGCACAGAAAATGAACTTACCAGAAAAACTGATTCGTGATGAACAAGAGCAACAACAGATAGTACAAAGAATAAGCCAACTACAATCTTCTGCACCAGAAGGAGAGATTCCACAATAATGGCGTGGGAAGGATTAAAAGAAAAAAAACCAATTCCAGCAAAATCAATTGATGGTTATGTTAGAAGTGCTGATCAAGAATCAAAACTTAACAAAACTTTTGCTGCCTTATTCAAAGGAGATGATGGTAAAGTCATCTTGGACTATATCAAATCAATAACTACCGAAGCAGTTGCAGGTCCTAACATTGATAGCAACCAGTTATTTCATTTAGAAGGAATGAGATTTCTTGCAGGTATAATACAAACAAGAATAAAAAAAGGAGAACAAGATGGTAGATGATAATGCCAATGCACCAGTCACCACAGATTCGCAAGAGCAACCTGCGGTAACTAAACCAGAATATGTACAAGATAAATTTTGGGACGCAGATAGAAAAGAAGTTAATTTAGAAAATTTAGCTTCTAGTTATAATGCTCTAGAAAAAAAATTAGGTTCTAGAACAGAAGATCTTTCTAAACAAGTTAGAGAAGATATTGAACAAGAAAGGTTATCTAAAACTCCAGAGGAGTATAAAGTTAATCTTCCAGAGCTTCCAGAAAATGTAGATGTTTCTGTATCTGATGATATGGAAATAGTACAATGGTGGAAAGAAACTGCAAAGAAGAATGGTTTATCTCAAGAACAATTTGATGAAGGAGTTAATACATTTGTAAATAATGCTATTGCTACTTTACCAGATGTTAATGTTGAAATGGATAAACTTGGTGATAGTGCAAAAGAAAGAGTTGAAGCTGCAGAGCTTTGGTCTAAAAAACATTTATCGCCAGAAGCATATAATACTTTTTCTAGTATTGCTGCTACAGCAGATGGTGTAAAGGCTATTGAAGAAATAATGAAACTTACAAAAGATAGTCCTATACCAACTACGCCTACACAGGTATCAGTTACTCCCAATCAAGATGATCTGAAGTCTATGCTTCAAGATCCTAGATACTGGGATTCAAGTAAACGTGATCCAGCATATGTTAAACGAGTAACAGAACTGTATGAAAAGGCGTACGAAAAAAATAATAGCTAAAACTCCCTTTAAGTTTAAAAAGCTAAAAAAGGATCTACATTGGCTAGATGCTGTATCTGAAACTGGTTGGATTTCTGAAGATGATATGGATAAACAAAAACCAGCTGATGCAGTATGTAGTCAAATGTGGATCTATAAAGAAGATAAGAAATCTATTACATTATTTGGTACATACTCATATGATGATAAAGGTAAGTTAGAATTTGGTGAAGTTATAACTATACCTAAAATATGGGTTTAATGTGCGTTGTTTAAAATCATTCTAAAATTTATTCTAGCTGCAAGACCTTAAAAATGTTCAATGATTGCCCTTAATGGAGAACAATCCTCTGCATTTGTAAGATAATCGGAAATAAACGTAACTTAACAATAAGGAGCTAATAATGGCAACATCAATAACAAATGCCTTTATAACTCAATTCGAAGCTGAAGTTCATATGGCTTACCAAAGAATGGGTTCAAAATTAAAGAACCTAGTAAGACAAGTGAATGGCGTTAATGGTAACACTGTTAAGTTTCAGAAGGTAGCAAAAGGATCTGCTAACACTAAAGCAAGACATGCTGAAGTAGTAGCAATGGATCTTTCTCACAGCAATGTGTCTGCTACTTTAACTGATTACTATGCAGCTGATTACGTTGACAAGTTAGACGAGTTAAAGGTAAACATTGACGAAAGACAAGTGGTTGCACAATCTGCTGCTTACGCTTTAGGTAGAAAAACTGATAGCGTAATTACAGAGATTATGGAAAACGCAACAGCACTTGCTAACAACTCGTCTGGTACAGGTACTGGAATGAATCTAGGCAAAGCTCAAGCTATGATGGAACTTTTCAATACTAATGACGTACCAGATGATAACCAAAGATACTGGGTAGTAGGACCAAAACAATGGTCTGATCTAATCAACCTAGATCAATTCTCTAGAGTAGAATATGTAGGCGAAGGTGAGCTTCCATATGCTGGAGGAATGACAGCTAAAAGATGGTTAGGATTCTTATGGTTTGTACATAGTGGACTAGAAACTTCTGGTTCAACTGACAGACATACTGTAGCTTTCCATAAATCATCTCTTGGTTTAGGTGTCGGTACTGACGTTAAAACTGAAGTAAACTATATACCAGAAAAAGTTTCTCACTTGATTACATCTATGTTATCTATAGGTGGAACATTGATTGACTCTGATGGTATTAGAATACAGAAATGTGCGGAGTAATAGGAGGATAATATGGCATACGCAACAGACAACCCAATCAAAAAGATTGCTGAAGCTGGTGGTAATAGTGTTTTCTTCTATATAGATGGAGATGCAATCGGAACAATAACTGGTTCTGGTTACTTCAACTCAGCAACAAACGAACTAAAGCAAGGTGACATTATAATTGTTACTTCTGGCGTAGGTGGAACTATAGCAGCAGACGTGCTATCAGTAACATCAGCTAGTGGTGCAGCTACTGTCACAACTGTAGCTTTAGCATAACGATACTTGTGTGGGCGAGGCAACTCGCCCTCACTTAATAAAAGGATTTTATGGCAACAACAAAAGTAGATATATGTGCAAGAGCTTTAGTAATGATAGGTGCTTCACCTATATCTTCTTTTAGTGATGGATCTACTGAAGCATTAGTAGCATCAAATGTTTATGAAGACATTGTTCAGTCTTCTCTTACAAGACATAGATGGAAGTTTGCAACTAATCAAAAACAAATGTCTTTATTAGCAGCTGCACCAGAAGCTAGATATGAACACGCATATCAATTACCTGCTAATCCTGGAGTACTACAAGTAATAACAGTTACAGTTAATGACTTTGTAATTCCATATACAAGATATAAAGATATGATTTTTGTAGATACATATGGATCTGGACACAAAGTAATATTAGATTACATATATCGTGTAGATGAAGATTTCTTTCCTGCACATTTTAGACTAGCTTTAGAATATGAACTTGCATCTATATTTGCAGGATCTGTAGCAAGAGATGCAGGTATGATAAGAGAGTTTAAAATGATGGCTGATAGGCAGTTTCTAATATCTAAAAACATAGATGCTTCAGAAGTTACAACAAAACAATTAGATGTTAATAGATATATCAATCTGAGAAACTCAACGAGAACAGATGTATAATGGCAAGATCATTAAAAACTGTAATAACAAATTTTTCAGCAGGAGAGCTTAATCCTTTATTAGCAACAAGAACAGATACACCTGCTTACATTAATGGTGCAAAACAATGTAGAAACTTTTCATTACTAGCTGAAGGTGGTGTAATGAGAAGACCAGGTACTACATACTTAGCATCATTACCTGGAGAGTCTAGATTAATACCATTTGTATTTTCTGATGATGAGATAGCTATTATAGCTTTGTCTAATAATAGAATGGACGTATATAATATATCTGGTACTGCACTATCATCTAATATAACAACTAATTGTAATTGGACTACAGCTCAGCTCTTTGAGCTTAACTTTGCACAATTTGGTGATACAATAT